CTTTTATCTCCAATATACATTTCAATAAACTTATTCCAAACAGTTGTTTGTTTAACACTTGGATCATTGTATAGTGAATTTTCAGCTCTTGGTATTTGCATACCAGTAGTAGAATAAGTTTGATAATCAGTTCCTAAATAATAAAAGAATACATAATAAGCAATTAAACTTATTTTTTTAGTTCCAATACTATATCTTAAACCTTTCCAATCATCTATTCCATCAACTAAATCAACCCATTTTTGCATTGGATCTGTAATCCATTCGCCATCTTCGTCAAACTGAGCCATAAGCTCTTGTAACTGTTCGTAACCTAATATATCAAGTAATAATGATTGCTCAATACTGTCAATTTCCTCGTTTAATTGCGCTGTGGCAGACGGTGATACACTTCCGATGCTCGGTTGTGCAACTGAATTAGGAATATATAATTCCTTCGTTTGAAAGTATTGAGCATTTATTATCATTATAATTAATCGTTTATAGGTGTTACTGTAACGTGAGGTGTTGCCTCTTTAATCTTAACTTCTTTTTCAACTGTTGCTCTTTTTAAAGCAATAAGTTTGTCTGCGTGAATTTTATGTAATAAAACTGTTTTAGGATTATCTCCTGTCAAAGTTACTACTTTGTAATCACTTGCTTTGTTAAAAGTTGCAGTTCCTACTACTTTTTTTTCTTTTGGTGCAATACTGAAATTTGCCATATAATTAAATTTAAAAGTTACTTATTTAAGGTATTATGCTCCTGCTAATAATGATGCTTTAACTGCATCTAAATCAATAGCCATAACGCCTGGAAGGTTATTTACTGCAATTCTCAATATAGAGAATACTTCACCAATAGCCGATTTTTCGTTTTTGATAAATTGGTCGTTGTAAGTACCAAATCTCAAAATAAAGTTACTATGTAACTCTCTGTAAACTGTACTATCCATAACTACTGCTGTACCGATTTCGATTGCATTAGAAGAAAAAACAGTCATACCATTAATTTGTCCATTTTGCATATAAGGTAAAAGTCTTGAGTTACCTTCAGTATCTTGAGTAAACATTGTAGAAACAATATCAGCAGGGTTCATAAGTACTGTATCAGCAGTAAAGTTCATACCATTAATTACAGATTGAGCAGCAATAACAGCTAATCCATTATCAGGAACTACTAAAGTACCATCTAAAACTGAAGATGTATAAGGAGTACCATTATCAATAATAATATCGATAAGTCCATTATTCCAAAATCTAACTACTTTTTCTTCAAACATCATTAAGATTTCGTTGTACAACATTTCGTTGTCCATTTCAAATTCTTCTGTCCATTCGATACGAGCAGCATATTTTTTACGCAATGTAAGTGTTCTAACAAAAGTATCAGATACTAATGGTTTAGTACCACCCTCATTAACTACTTGTACAGCTCCTTCAGCAGATGCTTGTTCGTTTTTGATAATTTGTTGAGGTACTTTAGCTACTTGTTGGTTAGATATTACATTAAGAATAAAATTCTCAGGGTATCTAATTTTAGCAATTTCGCTTTCGAACTCAAAGTTTTCATTCAAAGGAAAATCAACTCCCATATCGTTGCTGATAGCAGTATCAGCTGTGTACATAGCAGCAGAACGCTTAGCAGAGAAATTAATCTCTAAATCTTTACCACTTCTGATAGCTTCACAAATTTCAGCGTGTTGCTTTTTGATAGTTTTTCTAAGTTGGAATTTTTCTGTGTTAGATAAGTTTCTAACATTGTTTTTTTCAACTTTTTCTACGCTTTCAGCAATACTTCTGATTTGCTCAGCAATAGTTACTACATTTCCAGTAGAATCTTTAGTTTCAGCACCTAATACTGAACGCAATGCTTGTTGCATTGATGTTGAATACGCTTCATCTTGCGCTTTTGTTCTTTCCTCTAAAGCATTTTCAAAGGCAGAAACAAATTTGATTTGATTTTCATCTAAAGCTGCACCATTTTTTTCCAATGCGCTTCTTAAATTAAATTTTTCCATTTTGTTGTTTTTAAAAAATTGTTATTTTATTAGTGTTTATTTCTACAACCTTTTCTTCCTTTGGAGTGCTTGTCGCGGCTCTAATTGCTAAAAGATTATGTAAATCCGATAATTGTTCAGGACTAAATCTGTCCAAAATAATTTTTTCTTGATATTGATTGAAATTTCTTAATTGTGCATTTTCATCACTTGAAAAAGTAACTAAAGATATTTCTCCTAATTTTATTTCTCTAAGCACATAAGCATCTTGTGCTGCATCATATTCTGCTTTATCCCATATATAGTTAAAGCCATAAGAAACTTGCTTTAAAACGCCTTGTCTTACTTGCTCCATTACTTCTTCTGCATAACCTACATTTTCAATTATATCTCCTTCAAAATATAAACCATAATCATCTTCTTGTAATATAGTTGGTCTGCATAAAGGTTGTTCCTGGTCGTGTTGATTAAGTATTAAAATTGGATTTCCGCTTGTGCTTCCTACGCCTCTTGCATTTAAACTATTTAATGTTGCTCCTTTTAAAACAATTTCATTATAATCATTTTTAGAACCCCATACAATAGCATAACCTTTTATTTTTCTATCCTCTGTTACTTCAAGTTTTGCTCTTAAATTATCCATTGGTAAAGAAACTGGATTTTTATAAACCCCTCTTTGAGATTTAAACTCTTTTACTTTATTTTCCATTGTATCTTTCTTGTATTGTTAAATATGCTTTTTCTACATCTATACCATTAGCTTTTAGTTTATCTAAATTATCAATAAATAAGCCATCTGCTTCTAATCCTGCCTTTTTATCCTCTTGTAATGCTTCAATTCCTGTGAAATTAGGCATAAAAGTCCAATTATCAGGCAAATAGTATATTTTATTTAAACTTTTAGCAGTATCATAGGCAAATGCTTTAATTACGTTCTGCCAAAACGATTTTTCTGCTATTGTTTGATTACTAAAGGTTGCATTGTCTTTTTTAGGCAATAATTCTTTATTTACTCCAAATACACCTGCAATCTTAATTGCGTTCTCTAAAGTTTCATCAAATGGCTCTAATTCCTTAATTGTGCCTAAAGTTTTGATAAATTGTAAAGGAACACTTGACATTCCGATAAAATTCTTATCTCCTACCAATCCATTTCTGTCTTGTAGGTCTTTTAGCATTGTATCTCTTGTAACAGGATCAATAGCTTCTTGTAAAGATGCACCGCCACCACCAACTGGAGCTTTTGCTAATATACCTGCATTACCATTCTTAGCATAAACATTATATCTTGCTTGATAAACAGCTAAGATATTATTGATATTTTTCTCACAAGCAAATAAAGGACTTCTTCCTGTTCCTGTTTGTGTTATTCCTAAATTAGCAGTATGTAAAACGTATCTCGGTTTTATCCTATGCTCATAAAAGAAAAATGTTTTATAATAATCCACTAAGTCAGAAACTTGTTTCATCAAAAATGGATTTGATATTTCTTTATGTAAAACTGGCTTAGTAACATTTGGTTTTAATACCCATATATTACTTATATTGTCATAAGTTGGATTTACTATACTATCAGCAGTTTTTGTATAAACATAACTGTTTCCATCTGCTAATTCAGCAAATATGCTTTGATATATAATGTCTGAGAATCTATCTAATGGATTTGGACTATTTAATAATCTTTTTAAATTTCCTTGTGGTGTTATTACTTCTTTTGTATTAACATCAATAATATCGTATTTTAATGAAGAACATCTTTCTGCAATGGCATCAATAGGAATAAATATCTCTGCTATTGTATTTGCTAATTCATAAGCATTGCTTTGGTCGAATTTAATTAACTTACCTCCATTTGCATTTTGCATATATTGGTTAAAATAACTTAACCATGCTGCATCATTGTCACTTTCTGCATATCCTATTGGAGATTTTTTTTTAGTCTTAAAGAAGTTCCAATTCATTTAGTATATATATAAAAAAGCATTACTCTCCATTAGGAAAGTAATACTCTTATTATTAATTTTAATATCCTCTGTTTTCACAACAATAGATTTTATTTGACAAATATATAATAATATTTTTAATAAATTATTAAATTTAAAAAATTATCCGTATAATAATGCCTTGTATTTAATCTTTAAAATGTTTGCAGCACTCGCTAAACTATCAATAGCATCTTTTTTATGAGTATTTTGTCCTTCGCGCTCATAACTTGTAACGTGTTTAATAAATCTTGAATATTCTACATCTTTTTGATAGTTTTCGTCAAATATAAAATGTTTCTTAATAAATTCACTATTACTCAAAATTCTTGCCTCTTTTGGCACAGTTACAGTAAATGGCTTAACTTTTGTATTATTTGACATATCGCGCTTCAATAACATAAAAGCAGCAGCTCCTATTCCATTAACCTCTAAAAACACTTCTTCTATAAAATGCTCCCTACTCTTATCGATTAATTTTTCATTAATAATCTCAATCCCATCTTTTGAATGAATAATCCCTTTAACAAAACACAAAAGTTTACCTTCAATAATCGCAACGTGCATAAATGGAATCGAATAATAATCACCGCCTGTATTTGCTGGATCGCCTACTGCAAACTTAAATACGATAGAGCTTATTGGTATATTATCGAAATTATAAAATTGTAAAGATTGCAATGGCAGCAACTTACCAACTAAGTCTTGTGGGTTCTGTTGATACTGAGTTTCAAAGATATTTTCGTCAATTTGTCTGATTTGGTTCAATTCAGCCAATGTTTGCTTAAATTCCCATAATGCTTGTTCATTTCCGTATTCATCGACAGTAATGCATGGAATATCAATAAAAGTCCATTCTTCTTCCTCAGTTTCCTTTAAATACCCAATTAAGTCATTTGAGTGCAATCTTTGCCCAATTACTATAATCGGAGTTTCTCTACTGTTAGTTCTCGACCTAATTGTAGTTTCAAACCTCTCATTTACTCTTTGCCTCTTTAAATCAGACAGAGCATCATCAGGTTTCAATGCATCATCGATAATAATCGCCCCAGCAAATACTTTTGTCTGTTCGGGTAAATTTTCGAAAATCTCTCTATCGACTTCACCTGCACCAAAACCTGTAATCTGCCCACCAGTTGCAGTTGCATACACTCCACCACCTCTCGTAGTATGCCACTTATTTTTACTCGCACTTGTCTTACTTATCTCAACATAAGGAAAAATAGTGTTATAATCTTCACTCGCAACGAAATCTCTCGCACTTTCACTATTATCAAAAGCCAAACTCTGAGAATAACTCAAATGTATGAACTTACTACTCGGATTGTGCGCTAAACCCAATGCAATGAAGTTTTTAACCGCTAATTCCGTTTTTCCATATCGAGGAGCTATACTTATGCATAATTTCTTTATATCTCCCCTAATTACCTTGTCCAACGCATCACATATCGTTTCGTGATGAGAATTAACTACAAAACTCCTTCCATAACGCTTTTTAAAGAAGTATTTTGTAAAAGTCATGCAACTCGACATTAATTTCGCCTGGACTACTCTTAACTGCTCTAACGCAACTACATCATTCATAATTTTAGTTTAATGCAAATATAGAATTAGTTTTTTACAATCAGATTTTTTGGAAAAATTTTTTTTTGAAACCCATTTTGCCTTTTGGTTTTTTTGTGGTGGAATTTTGGTAAAAAATATTTTTGGGCTTTTTATACTCCCTATCTTCCATTTTCAAAAGTTTTTATTATTATACGCCCCGCTTTCCTACATTTGTGGCGTGTCTTCAGCGCGTGGACCATGTTGACTGAGGGCGCGCGGTTGTTGATTTCTTAATTTTGACCTTTGCGCGTTTGGTCCTTTGTTTTTCCTACAAATTTGGGCGCGTTTGGTTGTTGGTTGCGTAAACTATTAGTACTTAATGAAGCGCGAAGCCTTGTAAATAGGCTATTCGTCTTTGATCTCGTTCAATATCATGTTAATGTTTTCTATTGTTAGCGGTTGCCCTGTCTTAACTTCACCGTCTAAGGTCAAGCGGTCGCCGTATTTCTTCGGTGCTATCTTAGATAAAAGCCATTTGTCCGCGTCTAACTTCAGGCGGTCGCGCTGTACTGCAACGGGATTCGGTTTTAGGTTGCCTTCTGAATCAGTATAGAAGTCGTTTGCGTTGTTGTGGCTGTTTCTGATTATCCTTTCCGCTATTACGTCGGCTTTCAATTCGAGCGCGCGTGTGTATTGCTGAAGTAATGCGGGGTTTTTATCTACCAAATTAAAGAACGTTCTCGGATCTAAATTGTATTTCTTACATGCGGTGTTTACTCCTTTACCTTTGCTTTCTATTTCCTTTATGATTAGATTAAACTTTCTTTCTCTTTCTTCTTGTGCTTCTTTACTCTTGTGGTTTATAGTGGTGATACTTTTGCTAATTGGCTGGAATTCTTTTGATTCTTTCGGTTTTGTTTCGCTTACAGTCTTAATGAGTTCTTTTGC